TCGACGAGGACAAATCCTCCGATCCGTTGTGGACATATATTTCATTCCCACTGTATACAGAGGTGGAAAGACCAAGGTAAGAATACATGCCCAACTTGCAGGAAAGTATTTGATGCTTCTCAATTTAAGATTGTAGTCACGATTCAAAACAATTACACAGCAGAGGCAAACTCTGTGTCCTTGAATGAGGAATCTATTTTTAATGTGATGGATATTTTCGACATCAACTTTGACGTTGAAAATCAACCTGACCTAGACAGTATTCTTGCCGACCTTGGGGTGAGTCTTGCCGACTTTGATCCCAGTGTTCTTCACGCAGAATGAACTACAGTACCTCTCATAGTTTAGACCTGGATAGTTCCTAGAAGCCTTGCGAGGATCCGTGATAACCTTTCCATTCGCATCAGTCAGAAGTGGTCCAGTAGCCCACCCACGCTTGTGACTGAATACGTTCGCCTTGAATACGATACGCTTACCAACTCCAAATGAACCACCCCTCTTTATCCGCGACTCTGGAACCTTAAAGAACTTTGCCACAGACACCACCGTGTCACCAGTCTTGATTTTATACTCAACTACACTGTGTTGCTTGTAAAAGTGGAAATCACCCTGGCGAATATAGTTTGTGGGTCTCCCAGGAGAGACAAACATCATAACTTTATAGTAACCCTTTTTACATTTTTCGTTAGCCTTGACTCTGTACACCTTTTTAGGGTTGTCAGAAACAACGCGATTGGGAAGACCCGTACAATGTGTATAGTTGTGACTCCCGTTAGAAAGTCCAGAACGATCACCAGGAATGGACTTTTGCCACCTGTATGCCTCGTAGTCACCCACCGCATAGGCGTAACAATTATTGTTCCCAATACCAGTCGTTGTCCCCCAACGCCTGTTTGTGAACTTACTTTCGGACCCACTCACAGGGGGGAGTCCTTTCATTTATAGTTTGATTAGAAAAAAATATCCGTATGTAATAAATGATTCAGGAAGTTACCAAGGCTCAAAGCAAGTCTGACGCAGTCACCGAGTTTCTCATCTTTGTGCTCACTGTGCTCATCAGCACGTTCCTCCTCCGTCTCGTGTGGAACAGGTCTCTCGTGAAGCACATCACTATTCTCAAGCCACTCAACACCTTGCTTGATGCTTTCATTCTCGCACTTTCCCTCCAGGTTATGCGTGGCATTTAAACCTCCTTGTACCCAACCGTCTTCTCACCAGTAGGGCTCACGAGTGTGGGATACGCATCCATACCATCACAACCCTCTTTGTCACAATCGACAAATGTGTGAGGCTTTCCACTCTTCTTCATATGTTCTAACTGCTTACGAGTCCAACCGCAACCCATGGTCCCGTAAACAGTCCAATCCTTACCCGTCTTTCCAGTCTTCATGGCCTGCCCAGTCTTCATGGCCTGCCCAGTCTTCACGAGAATGAGTATGTTGATCAATGTGAGAATAATGAACGCGAGCATTGTTTTATTATAGGTTAATATTAAAAATGTCTTCAACTGTATTCACGGTTGGAAACAAGAATGTCACGCTCAAATACATCAGGAAAATGCCCCGTGGTGAAGTTGAACGGATGAAATCATTCGTCACTAAGAATGGCGAGAAACTCGTCAAGACTCCAAAGTTTAAGATACTCTCTGAAGTTGATGAGGGTACGAAGAGGGTTTTTAAGGTCGTGCTCTAACGATACCAGGGCGCTTTTTGGGTTTCCCCTTCCCCGCCTTGAGAATGGCGATAGCCCGTGCTTTAGCAGCATCTTTGTTTTCAGGTGTTTTTGGTTTAGGAACCATAATTTTAATGTCAGGTTTTCGGGGTTTGGGGACTGGAATCACGACTGGTGCACTCTTTTCACCCGTAAAGAAAGGTTTAGAGAGAACCCCCTCGAAGCTCAAATTCACCGTCTTGTTACCCCTCAACCTATAGTTCTTTACAACATTTGAATTATTTACAAGATACTTGTCTGGTAAAAGAGACTGCACAAATGTTTTCACTATACGTTCCACCGTGGTCCGTGGTTGTCGAACCATGGCGTGTATGGAATTTAAGAATGCGTGTAAATCGTAGTGTTTGTCAGATTTCCGGGAGATACCAATGTTCTTGTATTGATTGGTATTGATGAGGGGGTTCTTAATTCTTGGGAATACAGCAAACCCAAAATCAATTATGACAGCTTCAAAACCTGCATTCGAAATTGTGAATGTCTTGTTACTCAACTTGATTTTCATATCCTTTGTGGGCACTGGACGCACCAAAATGTTTCCAATGTGGATATCGTGATGACGGAACCCTGGATACTTCTGTTGAATACGGTAGAGGTTATAGATTACCTGTGTCATGACTGATTTGATCGCACTGAGTGTAGGTTTGTTCCACATCCACTCACCCAACTCTTTACCATTCACGTACTCAGAGTAGAGAATATCCTTACCATCACACGATTTGTAGAGGTACATCTTGGGAACCCCAAAACCTTCCAACTTTTTCGCGATGGTAAATTCCATCTTTAGATTCATTTCATCGAAGATATTTTTGAAAATTTTTAACGGTACATTATTCGTCTTTTCACTCAGTGAAGGTAGTCTGACTTCTTTATAGACGATGTACTTTTCACACCCCTCATCTACACACCCACGATACACTTTACCGTACTTACCTTCACCAATTTTTACAGCTCCCTTGGTCATTGAACCATTATTCCTTTTCAACCAGAGGTGTGACGCAGGAGCACACGCCTTCTTTCCCCTGAGCAACTTTTTCAACTCAGTGTTCATTATTATATTCGTAAGAAGATTAATTAATCTTACCAATATGGAATTTTTAAAGTGTATGAAATTTGAAATTTATTCGTCAACTTCTTCCACCTCTTCTTCTACCTCCTCCTCAATCTCATCCTCAGGGAGATCGAGACCTTGGAAGGCGAATGAAGGAAGTTTGACAGACTGTTCGAGGAGCGTCTGTTGAAGGCGAATGGTGACACCAAACTTGTTATCGATGAACCAAATCTGATTGAGATCAACAATGGCCATACACTTCTGCCCCTTTTCGATCGTGTCCAGGGTGACAGGTTGCTTCTGCATCGAGTACGCTTCGGGTACAAAAGTCCCATCGGGTTTGATGAGAACCTTGAGTTTGATAGTGGATGGGTATTGCTCCTTACCAGGACGAATCATGGGCTTGTAGAGGGCCTCCTTGAGAACAGCTACATTGAACTCCTTCCCAAGCCACTCTTTAGAATTGGCAGCGACAGTATTCACGATAATGTCATCAAGCTCCTTGAGTTTATCATGGAGTTCAACTGCCTCGGTGTTATCGGGGTCAAATGAGAGGTCGAGGGAGTAGGACGTGCGTCCAGTACCTTCATCGGTGAAGGCGCTCAGACCATATGGTGATCGCATGAAAGGGAACTGAATGTAGAGTTTCTTGTTGTCGCCAGCGTTGAGATAGACGGCCTTGCCGCCATTCTTATTTTTACGAAGTTTCGAAAATTGCACAGATTTGGCAGAGAAATCGGATGAGCGTTGGATAGTGAGCGACATTGTTGGTTGGTTATATCTATAGTATGTCGCTCGACTTTAAGTAAGTTTTTTTCTTGACATATATCAAAAGTTAATATGGGTCTGTTTAAAGATTGTGGTTGTGGCTGTAACGGTAAGAAGCAGGAGGACAAGTTTGTCATCTCCCTCATCTCTGGTTTGACATTTTTCATTGTGGCAAACCCAGAGACATTCCGTCTCGTCAGGCGAGTCTTAGGTCCCAGGATCGCCACCCCCACAGGATGCCCCTCTACGATGGGTCTCCTCGTGCACACCCTTGTGTTCATCCTCATTGTTTGGGGTATGATGAACATCAAGAAGGAAAGGAAAGCTAAGCAGGGGTGTGGTTGTGGTGAGAAGAAAGTGTTGAAGAGAGGTGAGAAGGTTGTTGTTGAACCCCCCGTCCCTATGGTTGATGCTCCTGACCCCAAGCCCGGATTTGCGGAGGATCAGATTGAGTTGGTTGATAGTGGTCGTAACTTCAGTCCCATGTCTGTCGAATCTGACGGCATTCTTTTCGGTTAATTGTATTCTACAAACAGTTATTGTCAATTGGTTGTAAAATGTTCAAAACTCCTCATCGAAACCAATCTCATCGGTATTATCATCCATCTTCCCATAGTCACCCACCCTCTTTTCGAAAAAGTTTGTCTTGCCATCGAGACTGATATTCTCCATGAAATCAAATGGATTTTTGGAGTTCCAAATTGGGGGCTGGCCAATCTGTTTGAGAAGACGATCAGAAACGTATTCAATGTACTCCGACATCTTTTCGGAATTCATACCAATCAAGTTACATGGGAGTGCATCGAGGATGAAATTCTTTTCAATTTCAACTGCTTCATTCACGATAGAATGGATGACTTCGGTTGATGGTTTGTTACGGAGTTGTTTGAAGAGTTCAACTGCAAACTCCTGATGAAGCCCTTCATCCCGAGATATGAGTTCATTACTAAAACAGAGACCAGGCATGAGTCCTCTTTTCTTTAGCCAATAGATGGCGCAAAAACTCCCAGAAAAGAAGATACCCTCTACACATGCGAATGCGAAGAGACGCTCAGCAAAAGATTTGGTCTTAGTGTCAAACCACTTGAGAGCCCAATTCGCCTTTCGCTCAATGCAGGGGACAGTTTGGATAGCCTCGAAGAGTTGTTTCTTCTCAGTACCATCCTTAATGTATTTATCAATTAATTTAGAGTAGGTCTCACCATGAACCATTTCATTGTGAGACTGGTACGCATAAAATGAGCGAGCTTCTGAGATTTGCACCTCGTCAGCAAAGTTGTTATTGATATTTTCAAAAACAATTCCATCAGATCCAGCGAAGAATGCTAGGATATATTTTATGAATTTCTGTTCGTTATCATTGAGAGTTTTCCAGTCGTCCAGGTCCTTAGAGAGATCTACCTCCTCAGCTGTCCAATTAGACATTTGAGCCTTCTTATAGAGTTCCCAAAGCTTGGGATACTTCAGGGGGAATACGGTAAATCGGTTTAGAGTGGGAGCGAGAATTGGTTCGTATTCATCTTCCATATAGTCTTGAAATTCAAAGTATGTTCCAATGCGACGTTCGTTAATAAATATTTGAGGGTAGGATGTCACTGAGCCACCACACAACTCTTTGAGTTTCTCCTTATCCACCATAATCTTCTCATGATCGAGACCCTCCGATTCACATAGAGTCTTTGCGTGGTCACAATATTCACATCCCTCTTTCGAATATATAATAACTTTCATCTGTGATATTATCCCTTATATTTTTTTGGTTGAAAACTCTAAGCATGATTGTGCCCTCTAAAATAATTCAGGATGACATTGTAAAAGTTTTAGTAAACGAAGACGGTGTTGAAGACGAAATGTACGGGATTGTTGGGATGAACACTGGAAGAACGCTCGGCCTGAGATATCTCAATCCCACCGAACTTGTTTACAAGTCTGCATGTGTCTATCAATTAGACAAAGGAGAATTATCTCCCGCACCTTACGAAAGTGTTACAGAACACCACCTAAGTGGAACAACTTTCAAGGATCTCGAGATGAAAGATTTGGGTGACGACATGTTTGCTTACTACACCGAAATCGATATCGAGGATAGTGACAGTGATATTTATGATGAAGGTCAAGATGACGACTCTGATTTAGAGGGTTTTGTTGTATCTGATAGTGAAATAGTGGGTCAAGATATTCCTTTACCACCCGGTCATGAAGCGATTGATAAAGAATGGGACAAGTGGCAACCATCCACTTCGGGTGGAAAGAGTTTCAAGGAATCCATTGATGCAATTGAAACAAGAATTAGACGCCTAAGTCAGTAATGCGTTTTATGAAAATCTAAAAAAAAAGTACCAACATCAAAAACAATGCTGGCAGCTATATGGTCTCAAGTAGACACCCTAATACCCCAAAAAAATGAAGAAAAGCCAGTGAATATGAATATTTGTCGTGAATGTTCGGGAATTAAACTTATTACCAGGGAAGGATTGCCCACATGTTCAGAATGTGGGCTCGTGGATTCATATTTTGTGGATGATACAGCGGAATGGACAAGTGGAGTTACTGACGATGGTAAAGTGAATGATCCATCCAGGTGTGGGAATCCAAATGCGAATCCAGAATTATTCTCACAAAATTGGGGTAAAGGGACGATCATATCCACACAACGTGGATCGACGTATGAAAATAAACGTATGGCGAAAATCAATTTCCATATGTCCATGAATCACAAAGATCGGTCACTTTTCCATGCATACAAAGATATCGATGAGGCGTGTCACACCTTACCAGAGGTGGTTCTCAAAGATGCAAAGATGTTTTATAGGAAATTCAATGATGGAAAGCTCACCCGTGGTGCGGTGCGTTTGGGGATCAAGGCAAATTGTGTGCTCTATGCATGCAGGCTTGCCCAACATCCTAGGACAACGAAGGAGATTGCGGATATGTTTGGAATTCAGTCCAAGGATATTAGTCGTACAACACAAATGTTTAAAGATACTATTATGGGTGCTACTAAAAAGAATTATGTCACGAAGGCATTTGATGTCATGCAAAGACTTTTGAATTCATTCGAAGTGACCCGAGAACAGCGTCTAAAATGTATAAAATTATGTAATACTACCGAAAACTGTGTAGATTTGATGAGCAAGACACCGAATAGTGTAGCATCTGCGATCATCTACATGGTACTAAGTCCAAGTGTAACAAAATGTGAGATGTGTGAGAAGTGTTCAGTGTCTGTACCGACACTGAATAAAATAGAAGTGATCATCAAAAAGCACTTAGAGTTTAAAGATGAGTCATAATATATGACGAAGCTTTTTCTATCAACACCGTGCTATGGTGGTCTATGTTTAGAGAAGTATATGAGTAGTATCATTAAGCTTCAACTCCTTTTAATAAAAGAAGGTATTCAAATGTATCTAGATACGACTGAGAATGAATCTCTTGTCCATCGTGCCCGTAATGTTTCTGTAGGTCGCTTCATGCAAAAGACGGACTGTGATCTTTTCATGTTTATCGACGCAGATGTCCATTTTGATCCCGCAGCAGTTGTGCGTCTAGTAAAATCTGGGCATGATATATCTGTCGCATGCTACCCCAAGAAGGTTGTGATGTGGGATCAAGCTATGGAGGCTGTCAAAAGGGGTGACGAAAGGGATATGGCCATGTTATCCTCAAGTCTCGTGATTAACTTTGGTGCCGAAAAACGTTCAATTGAAAATGGTTTCATCGAGATTCTTGACGGACCCACAGGGTTCATGGTTATTAAGCGTTCTGTATTTAAAACACTTGAGGAAAAGTTCCCAGATTTGTGGTGTAAGAATGATCACCAGAACCGAGATTTTGATGATTACCACGCAGCCTTTGACTGTATGATTGACCCTGTAAATCGTCGTTATCTTTCAGAGGATTACGCGTTTTGTCGTCGTTGGCAACAATCTGGTGGTAAAATCTATGCCGATGTAAATACGACATTAGGTCATGTTGGGAATTTACCATTCACTGGTTGCCTGAATGACAGGCTTAAGGCTTAGGATCGTATGAAAACCATGAATTTGGCCACTATTATCGTCACTCGTTCCAAATCCTGTCATGTGAAAACTCTACATGCAATTCTTCGACTTAATATGAGATGTCTTCGGAAGAGTATTAACAATCAGATTGCCTATGTGAATGATAACCCTTTTGATAAGGTTGATATGATTCAAAAATGTATGAAATCACATGATCGAATCATTTTTATTGATTTTGGTATTGGCATCGACGATGAAACCTTAGACCAATGTTTCGAGAAACATGAGACAGTTGGTTGCCTCGTTTTCCCAGGAGTGAGGGAAGGTATCGATTGGAAACTTTTCAAGGGTAAGGTTACTGGAGGATCTGATGAGCCAGTAACGCAAATGGGTCTCCATTTCGATACAGAAGTTACAAAGAAGATTTCTGAAAATATTTATAATGTGAATTATACACACGCTAAAGCGTGGATGATGAATACTAAGAATGTTATCAAATGTATCAAGGATAAAAAGACTGGAAATTGGAAAATTTATCCCAAAATGTTTGAAAAATTTAAAGAACAAAGTGTGCGAATATACGCATTTACGGCAGCTAAGTTGACGATGACATATACTCATGAATGTATCAGTAATATCCTAAACGCGGCTGGTGTGAAAACTAATTAAAGTTTTCCCCATAAACTAAAATATGTCCATCCCGCTTCACAAATATGTTATAGACTTCATCCATTCACGGTGGGGAAGTAAAGATTATTTCCCCGGACCGCAACCTATCTCAATCGAACGCAAACACTTTCCCATCCTAAAAGGTGGTGACTATATGGTTTGTGAAAAGACGGATGGTGAGCGGCACATGATGATTGCTCTCATGTATGAAGGGAAAAAGAAATGTCTATTTGTAAATCGTGCTTTTAATATGTTTGAGGTTTCCATTAACCTAAAGAAAAACGCCTACGAGGGAACAATTCTAGATGGAGAACTCTACGGTGATACTCTCATGGTGTATGATGCGGTACTTGTCGCTGGACAATCTGTGTGGAATAAGACTCTCACTGATCGTCTCGAGGCTTCTCGTGGTCTCATGAAGTCGATTATTTATATGAAGTCTGATCAATTTCGACTCAAGTGTAAAACCTTTCACCATATGAGGGATTTTAATGTGTTTATGGATGAGTATCTCCCCACAGTTCAAGAAAAGATTGATGGTCTTGTTTTCACACCTATTAATGAACCTATCAGAATTGGGACACATGAAACGATGTTCAAATGGAAACCACAAGAGAAGAATACTGTCGACTTTCTCATGAAGAGAGAACCTTCACGAGAAACCCCTGGATTTAAAGCTGGAACACCAGCTTGGAGGTTGTATGTACAAGAAAAAGGGAAACTATTTTTTGAAAGTGAAATTCCATTCAATAGGATCGACGATGAACCTTGGTTCGAAGATGGCGCGATTGTAGAATGTAAGTACGTAACATGGGAAGAACCTATGTGGTGGAAACCCCTAAAGAGGAGGACAGATAAGACACATCCCAATAATCGCCGCACATTTTATAGAACAATCGTGAATATCAAGGAGAATGTTCAGATGAAGGAGTTTTTAGATTGTAGACCATGAAGTAATGACCGGCTTCGATTGGAAGTTCGTGTTCTTGAACACTTTCATCATTTAATAAAAACCATTTATTCCTACGCTTCACAAAACTCATATAGTGCCCATCATTCTGATTTCCTACATGGACGGCACTAGCAATCAAATTATACTCAGCACCCCCAATATGAATAGTTTCAATTATTTTGATGTGACTTTTCCTATCGAATGAGATCATAAGAATTTGTGAAAGTTTTGAAAAGATCATGCGAGTCGTAGCGACATTGTGTACTTTCCCATCTATGTCCTCAAAGTTTTCTAATACACTCCAATCTGTACTCTTGGGCAACATCTCACTCATATCATTTCCATCAGAGGTTATCAAATGAATACTGAAATCTTCTTCATTCGATGACTTCCCACCCGGCCAAATCGTTTCCTGTGTCTTCTTGCCATAGAACCATTGTTTCACCACTGGTTCAGCTCTCTCAAGGATATCAATGATACACATAACAGCTTCTTGAACATCATGTTGTTCATCTTCCCTGAAACGAGGAAACTCCTTTTGGAAAGCTGTGAGGAGTGGCTTAACATCCACCGTTTCTTGACCCCGTGTCCAATAAATTCTAATAAATTCCGAGTATGCTCTGGTAAATGTGCATTCACCTTCATATGGATTTCGTATGAAATGATTGGACATCACTGGGATGTGCAAAAGGCAATGAAGTGCCGTGTTGAAATAACACGTATTCCCAAGGTTTCCAAAACCTTTCATTATATTTTATGTGTAAAAAAGGCTTAAGAGAAAGACGCGAATGTAAAAAGATAAGAAAAAATGGATCTCGTTGATAAAGTACTCCCCATTTTTGAAGCCCATAAGGGTGAAGGTGACATCGAAGTTGAGATCCGTTTCGGTAAACACAACGGATCACTCTTTGATACAAATGTCGGTAAAGATACGTGGAAACGGGTACTCAATGGACTAAAGAAGTTTGATGGCTGGGAAGAGACTAAAAGTAGCACGTCTGAAGTATATTACAGTGACGCCAACAATGTTCGGATCACGTGTGATGAGGCGACTGGGGAACAGATCATGATTCAAAAGATTAGTGTCACCAAAGATGATTTCAAACGTGATCCTCTCGATGTACGTTTCTGCGTCGCTCGCGAAATCCCTACCTCGGGGGAGTACGAGATGGATCGTAAGCGTACCAAAACTCGTCACTCGTTCATACGTAAGAACCTCAGTATCGACATGACCATCTCATCGGGAGACAATGCTGATATGGACTCAGAAGAGGAGGCGAGTTACCAAATCGAATTGGAAATCGTGAAGCCCTCCGATGTGGATTCCATCTACAAGTTTCAAAACATTCTTCAGAAGATTGATGACCTCATGAAACTAATTTCTAAGTAAATAACAAATGAAACGACACACGACGCAGCGTATGTTTATTCTTGTAGTGATCATGATGGTCGTATTTGTATTCACGATGAGGAGACGGGAATCGTATAACCCCTGGTTTCCGTGGAACTGGTTCAAGAAGCCCGAGCCTCCTCGTACCATGCCCGGACCCGAACCTCCCAGACCCATGCCCGGACCCAAATCTGGACCCGAACCTCCCAGACCCATGCCCGGACCCAAATCTGGACCCGAACCGAGCCCGTACCCACTCCGACGGAAGATGCCCGAGCCTGGACCCAGAGAGCCTCCCCGTCCCAT